CCACCACCTATTCTTAAAGCAAATATAATTTGTCTTGTAGATACATTGCCAAATCCATTTCCATTAACAGATAAAAAAGTACAATCACTATCATTACCAAGATTACCAGCACCAAATATTGTGCTATCGGCACTTGCCTGTTCATCTGAAAATTTACACCAAACAGAAATAGTACCCTTATTTCTATTTCCATTTCCACTATATGTTTTTGTTAAATATGTACTAGCCATTAGTTAAATTGCGCTCCTCCCGTAGCTCCAAAGCTAGAAGTAAAACTAAAAGCTCTGTCTGCTGTTTGACCCTCTTGGTCTGTTATTCTAATTGTAAAATTATATTGAGTTGCTGTTGTACTACTACCACCAAAATCAGTTGTTGCCAATACTCCAGCTGAGGAAAGTGTAACATTTGCTCCAGATAAATTTGATCCTACCTCTGAAAAAGTTACCGCACTATCTGATGAACCTGTAATTGTTGCAATTGTGCCTGAGAAATTTCCTGCAAATGTTCCGAGTGAACCTGCGTTTGTAGAAAATGTAGGTGCTGTAGATGCAGTAATAATATTGTTTGTACTTCTACCTGCGTTACCATCTGGATTTTCTATTCTTACATAGTAGTTACCTGATGCTAAAGTTACATTAACTGAAAGTGTTGTAGCGTTTGTAAATGAAACTGTGTTTGCTCTTGTTACTGCACCAGTAGAAGCATTAACAAAATCTACTTGTGGTATTGATACAAAATTTGTTCCAGTAATATTTATTGTTGTAGCTGTTGCAGGTGCAATAGTTTGAGAAACATTGGCTACTGTTGGTTTTGTTTCTTGTGCATCTACCCAAGATAATTGATTTGTGCTTGAACCATTACTAGCCAATACTTGACCATTTGAACCTGTATTTTGAGGTAATATTAAAGTGTAACTTTGACCTGCTGAATGAGGTGGTGCTTTTATTTTTACACCATGAGTATTAACATGACAGTTTAACTGTATAGCACCATCTACACTTGAACCATCACCTTTTACAATTAATGTTGGTGAAGGCAATCTATCATTATCTATTGTTCCTGATGTAATATTCGATGCACTAAAATTTGCTAAACTAAAAGTACCAAAACTTGTTACTGACAGAACATCATTTGCTGCTGCTGCTTGAGCCAATACAATTGAAGTTCCGTTACTAGCTGTAAAATCTGCAGGTAATAATTTAACACCATTTAAATAAATATCTGCAAACGCAGTTCCTCCAGCAACATCGTAAGTTAATGATGTTCCTGCATCATCTGTTGTAAAAGTTGTTTGACCAGCTGTTGCAGTAAATTGAAATCTTTGTGAGGTTCCGTTTACACTAGAACCTGCAAGCGCGTATGACGAACCATCAAATACTTTTAATTTATTTGCTGTCGTATCAAAAACTAAATCTCCTAAATCGTTTGAACTACTAGGGACCCCAGCTTGTACTCTGTATCTTGCAGCAAAACTATTAACGCCAGTTATATTTGTAGCAACTGTATTTATATTAGAAGCGTTACTGGCTAAAGTAGATAAACCACTTAGTCCTGCAAGTGTATTAATATTTGAGCTGTTTGAGTTTACTGCATTAATATTACTAGAATTTGAATTAACTGCAGATACAGCAGCCGAAATATTATTAACACCAGTTATTGCTGCGCTTATATTATTTAAATTTGTTAATTCTGTACTTTGTCCAGCAAGTGTTGAAATTTGTGTATTTAATCCTGCAACAGTTCCAATATTATTTGAACCGGATAAATCTGAAGCAACTGTATTTACATTCGCTTGATCTGCAGTTGATAATTGTATTTGTCTCCATTGTGTATTACCAAGATCATAAACCTTCATGACATTGTTAGTAGTGTCAAAATATAATGCACCATCTGTTAATGCGTTTCCGTCATTATCAACAGAAGGATTAGAAGATTTTGCACCTAAAAATCTATCATCAAAATTATCTAAAGCTGCTTCTGCAGCTGCTTGTGCAGTTTGAGCTGCATTACGAGCTGTCTCTGATGCAGTTTGTGCAGTTTCACTTGCTTGTCTTGAAGTTTCTGAAGCTGTCGCAGAATTAGCTGCGTTTGTTTCGGAAGTTGCAGCTGCGGTTGCAGAATTAGCAGCATTTTGTTCTGAGGTAGCTGCTGCTGCAGCACTTACGCCAGTTGATGCAACGTCTATAAGTAAATCGTATTTTGCAGAATTTGCATTAGTTGTTAAGGGTTGTGAACCAGACGATGTATGAGCCTGGTTAACCATAAAGATGTTAGAAGTAGATGTATCTTTGATAATATCTCTAACATTGTAAGCGGTTCCTGCCGCCCAGTTTCCCTTGTTTTCACCAATTGTAGATGTAACAGATAATTCACCAGAACTATCAAAACCTAAAACTTTATTTGCTCTTTCTGTTGGACCAACAGTAAATTCTGTGTTGGTCATTGTATTTGTTCTTGATAATTTTAAAGAACGATCAACTTCTTCTTGTAATTCTTGTGCAATGATAACTGAACGGTCTAGTCCCTCTTCGTGCGTTTCTGCTGGAAAAGGGTCGTTACTTATATAATCTATACTTTGTATTTGGTCTGTATCACGCAGCAACACAACCGTTTCTGTAGAAGTAGGTATGTTGCCTGCAGTAAAGGTTATTGAACCTCCTGATGCATTACCAACATTAGCAATCGTATAATGAGTTGTTAATGTTTTTGTAACTTCAACACCAGAGGCATTTCTAATAATAACCTTTAAATCTGCAGACGATAATACTTTAAACGTATAGTTAAAAGTTGATGTACTATTGTCGCCAGAATAGGAATTCTTGACAATAGTCGTAGAGATAGTCATTGTTTATTTTTTTCTTTTTCTTAACTTCCTAAAATCAGCTGCATCAATCTTTTTTTTATTACCAGCTAATCTTGCTATTTTTTTTTGTTTGGCTGAAAGTTTTTTATTACGCATTATTTTTTCTTCTTTCCTTTTTTAACTTTCTTAGCTTTTTTCATTTTAGGCATCATTTTGCCTTTTTTTCCATAATGTCCTGGCATTATTCGTCCTCCTCGTTGTCTTTATCTTCATCTTCATTGTCATTGTCATCATCTTCCCAAGAAGTATCATCTTCAAATTCAATAGATAAATCTTCCATTGTATGACCATCGTCATCTTTGATTACAATTTTATTTTCTTCGATAATTTCTTTAATAGATTGCTCAACTATCTCTTTAATTGATTGTGGCATTTTTTTTTCTCCTGTAATGTTTGTGATTTTTAAAAAAGAACTCGATATTTTTATTCGAGGTTATCTTTTTCTATGCCAAAAATTGTCAATATTGGCAAGAATAAATTTTAAATTAATTTGGTGAAATATCTCCTGGTTTCCACCAATACTCTTGTTGAGTGTCCCTTAAATAACTATTAATTAATCTGTTTCTTCTTCGTTGTACGTCAGGGTCAATTAAATTTGCAACTCTATCTGCTATAAGTCTTTCAAAGGCTAATCTTAAATACCATATAGAACTACCAGGCGTGTACTGTTTTAACATTCTAATTATTTGATTTCCTGGGTCTAATTTATCACCTCTTATTGCTTTCATTAGTTGTCCTGGTCCTAATTTATATAAATTTTCTACTAATCCTGCTACTGGTCCCATGGCAGTAGAAGTCATTGAACCACCAAACCTATTATGATCTGCAAGGAAAAAATCACCAAAAATACCTAGTCCACCACCTGTCATAAGCATTCTAGTAAAATATTCTCCTGGATTATTTTTTATATAATCACGAGAAGTTGGCTCTCTTCCTTTTGTTAATTCTCTTAACTCAAATGCTAGTGAACCCATAATCGCAGAAGAAATAATTAAGTCTGCAAAGTAACCAGCTTTTGCTTTTCCTTGTAACCTCATTGCTCTATTTAAATGTGTAAACACAAGTGTAAATGCAAATGATTTAAACATTAAACCAGATAATGCTGCTTCTCCAATAATCGTACCAGGTTTTGCTCTTGCTAAAGCTAAAGCTTTAAATTTTGCGCTTGTTGAAGGTACTGCAAATTCAGTTTCACTTGATATAAGATCAAACATTTTTGTTGCCAAATTTTCTGCTTCATCTGCAGTAATATCTGTTCTTGCTCTTATATCGTCTGGTCTTAAAAATGTAATATCTTGACCTGCAACTTTAGGGTCATCAATACCTGCATCGTATAATTTTGTTTTTCTAATTACGTTCCAACTATCGCTATCAATACCATAACGTTGAAACATACGTTTTGTACCAGGTAATAATTCATCAAATGTTTTATTTACATTGTCTGAGAAAAAACCCATCAACTCCATACCAAAACCCCAACGACCGCCTTGTGTTAAGTCTGTCAAACCAGAAAGTTTTAAAGTTGCATCTGCAAATCTTCTAGTTATCTCAGGAGCTTTTGTATCTAAAGTATATCTTTGTGAAACATGTGCAACAGTTGCAAAACTTTCTGCAATCAAACCACTTCTTAAAGCAACTTTACTCATTGTCTTATCTTTTTTTATTGCTTCACCTAAAATTTTTGTGGCTCTTTGTGCTTGTCCAAATGCGCCTATGTCATTGAATTGTGCTGTAATTCTTCCAAAGTTAAAATCTCCAACAGCAAGGATTGATGCTGAACCTAAAACAGAAGAAGTTATAATTTGTCTTATACCAGCCATAGTTCTTGCAAATGGTATATTAGCAGGAATAGTTAATTGACCTTTAAAAAAAGCAAAATAATTATCTAATCTATCTCTAAAATTTGCAATTCTATTTTCTTCTGATTGTCTAAAAATACCTTTTCTTTTTAAATTTCTATTTTCAACACCAGATATTCTTAATTTATCTTTTATGTATCTATGGGTAAACTCAGGATTTGGTCCTAATCTTTTTAACATTGCTGTATCACGAGCCATTGATTTTATATGACCCATCATAATGCTAAATATATCACCTTCACCAAAACGTTCAGCGTATTGCAGCCAACTATCTGCGTCTTTAAAAATTAAAAATCTATGATCTAATCTTTTGTTTGATAAACTTGTGCCTTTTATTGAACCAGGTTTTAGTTTTTTAACACCCAACTCTGAAATATCTTGATAAACTTTAGCTAATACTAATCTTAAACTTTCTTCTGTAAACGGAAGACCAGTTGAATTGTCAATCATTCTTCCAATATTTAATTTTGGTATTACAAATTCTATCCACTCATTTACATCAGCTTTTCTTACTTTTATAAAGTCATGCAACATTGGAATTCCCCAATCTTTTAATTTAGGAATACGTCCACCATATTTATTAAATCGTAACCTCATTCTCTCAGCAGCAAGGGTCCATGACTTTGCAAATTCGTTAGCACTTTCATTTGCAGACTTACCATTAAATAAAGCTCTAACAACGTCCATCATCGTAGCTTTCTTTTTTTTATTAATGTAGCCACCAATAGACGGTCTAAGTTCTGCCATTAGCTCATCTAAATATTTTGTAGCAAGAGCTTCTTCTTGATAGATTAAAGTTTCTAGTGATGCATAAGTTGCGTTTTCACTTCTAACATAAATAGCTTCAGCTGCTTCAAATGTATCTGCTTCACCTTTTGGGTTTCTGTAAGTTTCTAATTCTAAATCAATTCTTTTAAGATTTTGAAATTTAAGTCTATTGACATATTTTTTGTGTGCTGCATCAAACTTTAATTTATTGTATGCATCTTTTGCAGCTTTACGACTTGCTTCAGTTGGAGTTAATCCTTCACCAATATATCTTCGTTCTAAATTTTCTATAAGTTCTAGTTGTTCTTTTTGATTTGTTTCTGAAATTTTACCTTCATCAAATGCATTATTAACACAATTTTTATAACTCATTGACAATCCTTCAATCTTTCTAGTGTTTCATCTAATTGTTTTTCTTCATCTAACAAATCTTTTTTAGTTGTAGTTTCAATAATTTCTTCACCAGTATTTTCGTCTAATCTTATTCCTGTAGGAATTTCTGTATTGTCAGGCAAAGTATCTGTAATAGTTTGATCTATATTTTGTACTTCGTCTTCAAATATTTTTGTATCGTTGTGTGGGTCAACAAATTTTTGCGGAACGCTTATGTCTTCTGGTTCCGTTTGTTGTTTTGATACTGCTGGTGTCTCAATCGGAGCATCGTTAGATGCGATTGGTCTGCTAGAGCTAATCCCATCAAAATCGCCTCGTTGGTTTGCTCTTTCGATAGCTTCGAGGAAGAGTTTTTGTCCTTCTGATTTTTTTCCTTGTTTAAAGATTTTAGCTGCGTTGTTGAGGTCGTCTGAGAGAGTTCCGACCCTGTTTGCGATTGTGTTGATTTTGTCGATAATTTTACCACTTTCAATAACCTCCTTTTCATTTCTAGCTTTGTTTAAAACATTACCAGCTTTTTGTAGTGTTGTATCACCTTCTGATGCTGTTTTAAATATTGATTTTATTTTTTTTAAATTTCTCGATGCATAATCTAATAAAGATGCACGCTCTAAAATTAATGCTTCTTCTAGCTCTTCTGTACCAAATAAACTGTCAGTTGTTGTTTTTACTGTAGGTAAATTATTAATTTGTTCTAAAGCTGATTGCATTTCACCTTTAGTATTAAATTTTCTTTGATACAAAGCACCCATAACATCTTTATGAATAGCTTTGTTTGTAATTACTTCACCAATCATAGCTGCAAGGTCTTCATCAACTTTACCGGATAAATAAAAACCCCAGGCATCATCACTTAAATTTTTTAAGCCAACAGCATTTTGAAATAATTTTAATCTTGTTGGAATACTTTTTTTTAAATTTTCTACATTTATATTAAAATTTTTTCTTAAAACTCTTGCTGCATCTGTTGCGGTTCCAGTATTATTTCTTAAATTTATCATTAAACCAGAAAGCAAAGCATCTTCTGGTGTATGACCATCTGCTTCTTTAAAAACGTGAGCTAATAATTTTGTTTTTTGACCTTGTTTTTTTAATCTTTTTGCAAGACCTAATCGTTGGTGTCCATCAACAATTGCTTTTCTTCCGTCTCTAAATTCAAAAACTAAAACTGTTCCTGCAGAGGGTTGGTCCCATTCTGTAACATTTTGTAATTTATCTGAAACACCTCTAACATCACCATCTGTTTTATATTGAAAAGTTTGCGCATCAAATTCTATTTCTTCTGGGTCAAATGTTTTTATAAAAATATTATCTGTTTTATATAATTCATCTGTTTTTATAGGATTTACAGGTTTTTCGTCTAAAATTTTTGGTGGTTGTTCATCAACAATTGATCTTGCTGCAGTATCAATTCTTTGTTCATGTTCTAATTTTGCAGCTTGTGTTTCTACTAACGGATTATCGTCTGTTAATACTTCTTTTGTATCTGCTTCTGGTATTTTTTCGTTTTTGTATTTAGGATTTGTATTTACTGCTTTGCTATAAATATCATTTATAGTTTTGTTTGGCAGTTGTTGTAATTTATTTTTTAAAAAATTATAACCTTGTGCTGATAGTTTAACACCTTTTATTGCACCCTTTCCTGCACCTAAAAATGCAGGTCCTAATAAAGCTCCACCAGCAAATGCGTAACCAACATTTTTTGCACCTGTAACAAAACCAGCATCGTCAAAGCCTAAATCTTTTCTGTATTTTTGAGATATAACTTGTACTCCAGTTTCACTAGCTGCTGCTAAAATACTTTCTATTTTACCGATTTTCCATGCTGCACCTAAAAAAGTTTTAGGTGTTGAATACATAAATCCTATTGGAACAGTAGATAATACTAAAGGGTCAACCATAGCTCTACCAGCTATACCTGCAAAACCTCCAAATTTACCTGCTCCTGTAGCTCTTTCGTTTATATCTTGAAATTCTTGCAAAGCATTTTTTGCATCAATAGATATTTTTTTTGCAATTTGGTCTGGAGTTCTTAATGAGTTAGCATCTAAAATAGAACCAATCTCAGGATTTTCATTTGTTAATTTATCTATTTGTAAATGAAAATCTGATAATCTATTTTTTTTACTTACAAATCCGTCAATGTTTGTTTCGGCAAATGTACTAATTGTATCTTCTTCTAAAGGATTTACAAAGTTTGTATGACCATTTTCTGCTAGCAAAGATACAACATCACCATAAGCATCATATAAATTTTGATTTTTTGCAGTTGATACTTCTGATTTTGACATAAAATTCCATGCTGCTTTTGCATTTTCTGTAAAAGATGTTCGTTCACCTTTTGCCCAGTTTTGCTCAGCAAGCGGATTTCTATTTTCGTTCTCGTCTAAAAAAATTGTCATTATCCAGCCTCATCAGAAAATTCTGGTAATTCATTCGGTCTTTTTAATTCTAAAATTAAATCATCTTTAATTAAATTTAAATTAATTTTAAAATAATCTACGTTAGTTAATTTTCCATCTGGTAAACCATTTAATACTGGAATTAAATTAGGCTCATTGTCTGTAGGGTGATCTCCTAAAAAAACAATATATTTGCCATAACCAACACTTACAAAATGTGGAGGTTCATTTTTAAAAATATCTAAAGGTTTTCCTTCAGTATTAATTGCAATTTTATTGTTTGCAGCCTTTTGTAATAAATTTGGATTGTTATTTAAAATTTGTTCAACCTTAGAAAAATCATCTTGTTTAATAAAATTAGGAACATGTACTTTATAACCTCTTGATGTTTCAGCAGTACCACCAACTTTTTTGCCGTCTGGTCCGTTTTCTTGACCAATAGCTTCTTGTAAAGCTTCTTCATATAAACTTGAATTAAAACTACCACTATCAGCTTTTTTACCTTTTTGATCGAATATTTTTTTTGTATAAATATAATCTGCAATATTTACTGCGGCTGTAAATGTATTAGGATTATCAATGAATGCAGTTTTGTATTCTGAAACAATTGCAGAATATTGTACATTGCCTGATGGTACAGTTGCTTTAAAACCATCATCAGAAAGTTTACGACCTATCAAAGCATTTTTAACTACTTCGTTATTATTTGTAATTAACGATAACCCACCAAGATAACCAAAAAATTGACCATTTTTATTTTGTCCTAGTTCAGCAAATGCTTCATCAGATTGTGAACCAAATGCTAAACTCATTGTAGAAATAACTCTTTCTATATTTGCTGGGTCTTTTTCACTATCAAAATAATTTGTAAGTTGTGATCGTTCATCATTAGTAAAAAATCTTTTTGGAGCATTGTTTTCTAATGAAATTAATGTTCCAATCGAAACTCTTTTTTTACCAATCCCAACAAATTCAGATATATCACCACCTTGTAAAACATCTGATATAGGTAAACTATCAGGGTCATAAAAAGATAATTTAGATGCAGTACCTATAGGGTCTTTTTCAATTTGATCTACAAAATTTGCAGTATATGATTTTATAAAATCAGAACGTAATTTTTTATCTCTACTTGTATTAACACCTTGTATTCTATCTTGCTGTTCAATATCGTCAGAGGTTGAAATTAAATTATTTAATTCTTGTCGGTTTTGTGTTTTTAGAAATAATAATAATTCTCTTTTAACATTAAGGTCTTGCAATCTTTGTAATAAAATTGGGTCATCAGAATTTTTTGCAAGCTCTAACATACTTGCATATTCTTCATTTGTTACATCTTCAAAATTTTTTGTAATTCTATTTTCTTTTTCTTTTAAAGATGTTTTTAATATTTGTTTATTTTCTTTTGCAACACCAACTCTATATTTTTCTATAGTTTGAACATCTTTTGCATCTAAATATTTTGATTTTTTTGCATAAGAAATTCCTGCTGTTCTATCTTGTGAAACTAATCTTTTTGCATAAGCAATATCTCTTTCTTTAAACCAAGCATTTTTTAAAGCTTCAGTATTCGCTCCATATAAAGTTTTTACTTTTTCTGAACTCCAATAATTATTTGCATCTTGTTCTGCAAGCATTTGTAAATCAGTTGTTTCTGCATAAACAAAATCTTTAGATAATTTATTTTGTGATGAAAGCTCTAAACCTTGTGAATGAATTGCAAAATTTTTATTAGCAGAATTAGTTACAGAAATGCTATCTTTTAAAAAATGTTTATTAGCAACAGACTTAAATAAATCTTTAGTAAAATTGTGTTTGTAATTTTGTGTTAAACCTTCAAATGCTTTGTTGTAACCATTTTGATAAAATGCTTTAGCTGCATCTGGGTCTGTCATTTTTGATGCTTCTAACTTAACTTCAGATATACCTTTAAAATTTTCGTTACCTTCTATCAACTCTCTTTCTTTTTCTAAAACTTCATTTTCTGATTTTCTTATTTCATATTTTCTAAAAAGTTGTGTAGCAGTTTTTCCGGCTCCACTTATAGCGTTACCTATTTGTGTTGCAGTAGCCTGGGATATTCTCATATTAGGTGTAGTCTCAACTGCTGAAGTTGTATCTGTAGGTCGTATGTTAGGTGAGTATAATTTTATAGCCATATTATATAAATCCTAATGTTGATGCGTCTGTTAATAAACTTGATGCAGCATTAAAATAACCTGCTCTTTTGGCTACACGTCCTCTGTATCTTTCAACATTGGCTGCAGCTCTTTGCATAACTGCTGCGTTAAGTTGTTGTTCTTTTCTTACTTCTGCATTGTATTTTAGCATGTCTCTATCAACATCAACTAAGTTTTGATTTTCGACCACAATATCAAATGCAGTACCAGTTCCTAATTCTACACCTGAGCCTGCTAATTGATTTTTTAATGTACTGTCTTGTCTTTCAGCATAATAATTAAATCTTGGTAAATCGTATTGTTCGTAAACTTGATAACCTTGTTTTGCATTTTGTTCTTTTACTAATGCATCACGGTCCATTAATGCAGCGTTATAATTAGCTGCTTTCTTTGCTGCGTTAGCTGCTATTATACTTCCAAAAAAACTCATCTTTTTATAATCCTCGCATATCTAATATAATCTGAACCATCTGGTCCGTAATTTTTCATAATTCCTTCAGACTTCATTCCTAACCATTCTGCAAAACGATGACCTTTTTTAAAATCAGCTTTGACAGTTGTTTGTAGTCTTTTTAAATTTGTTGTTTCAATTAATACATCTGTTTTCTTTTTAAAATGTTTTGCAAACACGATGTAATGTTTCCAAATATCTTTTGTTGCCATAACCCAACCTTCAGCAACACCGTCCCACAGCATAGATATGCCGCCTGCCGCAATAGGTTTATTGTTGACTAGACCTGTAAACGACAACCCAACTTGTTCTAAATACAAAGCATATTTTCTATGCTCTGGTTTTAAATAGAGTTCTGATGCATTAAGCTCCTGGCTTAATATAAATTCTGCATGCTCGTTTTTAAAAGGTACTATTTCAACTTTATGTGTCGTATAGTTCAAGTCTTGCATATATTGCTAAAATAGTCATGGGTAAGGGTTGTTCTTGTTTTACTAAAACAAAACCATCGGTCCCATAATCACTTGGAAACTCTGTCTCTTTATCACCAGTAAATAATGGAACTGGGTCTGACATAGCAGCAGAGCTATCTCTAAACGGTATTTCGTCTAAATTACTTTCGTTAGGTCCTACTTTTGCACCAACTGTTTCAAAAAATCTAACTGTAACATCGTAAATTCTTTTTGTTTTAGTTTGGTCGGTACCTCTTGCGCCTTCATCTAGTCTCATTGTTTGTAGAGATGAAACATAACCTAAACCAACTTTTGCAGTTGTTGCAGAACGATCTAAAGTTATTTGACCAGAAGATACAACACGGTCTGGGTGAGTTGCACCATTAACTATAACTTTTACTGTTTCACCTTCTAAATGAGATAAACCAGATAAAGTTGTAGTTGCAGAACCAGAATAACCTAATCCACTATCTACATAATGAAATGTTGTTAGTGAGGAATTAAAATCATACGGTGTCAAATATTCTACATATTTTTTTGTTGAGCCGTTAATTGTTCTTTCAACAATAACATAAACTTGATCTTCGCTTGTATCTATATCTATTACTGCAACTGATTTACATTTGGTATTTGTTCCGCCAAAATCATGTGAATGCCAGGCAACAACGTCTTGCAAACGATTATAAGTCATACCTACTAAACTTCCGTCTGTTCTTACACACCATACAACACTAAATGGTTCTTGTTGATAATCCATTTGTATTATTCCTGACGATGATATGTGTTCAGATAAAATAGTTAAATCAGGAGCTAGGTAACCATCACTATCGAAGTTATAAGCAAGTTCTCTTATTTTTCTTTTTGCTCTTTGTAAAAATATTGTAGCGTTACCAATTGATAAAGCATCTACACCAGCTGAACCATAGTTAGATTGTTTTCTAATATTTAAATTTGTTGGTGTTATAGGATTGTCTGTTGCACCTGACGATACTGTAAACTCCCCTCCAGTTGTCATCACAATTAAAGTTCTTGTTGCTTTTATACTTTCTATTGCGTTGACCTGATTAGATGCGATTGTATAAATCATAGCATCTGCATCTGCGGTACCTGTAGTAAAATTTTCATAATCACCAGATTTAGAAAAAAATAAAGTTTGCGGATTATTAGTTGTGCCTGCAAAAACTAAACGTTGTTCAAAAAAACTTACACACTTTGGATTGTTATTAGTACCACTTAATTGATGTGTAGATGATGTTTCTGTAAAATTAACTGTTGTTAAAGTCCAAGATGTATGACCTGTTCTTGATAATTTTCTAACAGCGTGGTTCTTATGACATAGATACATAACGTCTGCACTTTGCGCGAACTTAATATCAAATACTTCTGTATGAAGGTAAGGTGTAGATATTTCAAATGCTGCACCTCCGGAAACAATTTGACCACTATCTTTGTAAAATCTTATGTACTGGTCGCCAAACTCTAAAATGTAAGTTTGTGTTGTAGAAAAACTAAATGGTATTAGTCTTGTATTGTTTGCTGAATTTTTTACTTCAGATATAAAATGCGTTCCAGGTCTTCTAGTTACTGGACCATGAGGTTGTACAACAAAATTATTTATTAACGTTCCTGCAGAAAAATATTTTGAAAAATCTGTACGACCTTCCATTCGTGGTGATAATTCACCTGCTGTAAAACTAGGAACTGATAATAATGCTTTTGGCATGTTATAATCTACTGTTTATAAAATCATCTGCAGATACATTGTCTGTTGGACCTAATGTTGCGTCCGTATTGTAGCCTTCTCCAGCATCAGCATGTCTTGCTTCAGATAATTTAAATTGAAATTTCTCGTTCATTCTTGTTGCTAATGTTGCATTTGCTGTAACCGCATAAGCAATATCAGCTGCTAAAGCTGCAGATATAGTTTCTCTTAACAAAACGTCCATCTCGTTAGGGTCTGTTATGGCTGCAACATATACTAATTGGCAACTATCATCGTTAGTTAAAATTTTTCTACCTTCTATTTTGTAGTTGCTGCTAAAATTTTTTATTTGTAAAACTCTTAAAGCATCACTTGGTAAAGTATATTGTTTTGCAAATCCCCAATCAGGTATAGCTGTATCAGCAGCCAATGATTGTCTTTTGATTGCAGAGTTCCATGGGTGTGAACGTAAAACACTATCTCTTATGGTATTAAATCTTGCGTTACACAATCTACCATTTTTAGAATTTTCTGTTAATGATAAAATTGTACTAGCACCTAATTGATTTAATGCTGAGTTACAAATTTCTACTACACTAGCCATTTTGTTTTTTCTCCTTAATTAAATATTTTCTTCTTAATTTTCTTGGTGTTGTTAATTGCCAAATTTCATCTTCTGTAAGTTCATGTTTGCTATCAAAACCATAATGAAATTTTGGACCGTGTTTAAATCTGTCAACCAAAATGTAACGATACACATGGTTATCTTTTTTAAAATGTAAAACTGTTTTTATTTCTTTTATTGTTTTCATAAAAAAGGAGGCGATTGCTCGCCTCCAATTTAATTATTTATTACTCATCACAAGGAACTTGAACTACTCCTGTTTCGTTCATTCTTGTAGCTCCAATTGACATACAATAATAAACCTGTGTCGCGTAAGATTTGTCTGCTCTTTCATCTATTCTAGCAGCAATATCTTTACCTATTGCAAGTTTAATTGCATCTTCTGTGAAACCAAAGCACAATCTATCGTCTGTGTTTGTATTATCAAACGGTAGTCTTGTTGACATGATGAATTCAAAACCTAAGAACGAGTTAATATCACCCTGCGCTAAAGCTTTAACTGTATTAAAGTCAGAACTTTTTACTTCAGTTGTGTTTAACAAATCTTGGATTTGTTTTGGTCCACATACAAAAAATCTCTTTAATGATGGGTCCACATCGTTGTTGTCTAAGATAAACTTCGCAGATAACAATTTTGCAATTGTTAAACCGTCAGTTTGTTGTGCTGTTGATGTTTTTTGAGACGATGGTAACGCAGTTGTTGTTCCACCAGCAACACCTGTTGCTGCGTCTGCATTCATCGCTGCAATTATAACATCGTCCATACTTCTACCCATAGCAGCTGCCGCAGCTTTTGCGTATGATGAAGTAGGGTCTATAAGCATTCTAACTTTATCTTGATCGTCAATTAAGTCAGCCCACTCATAGTCAGCTAATGATACTCTTCGTCTTGAGTGAGGAGTATCTATTTGTGGTGTATTTCCGTGTCGTGAAGACCTGATACTTGCACTTGTAACCCCAATTTGGTCAAAAAATGCATTTTTACCCTTAATAGTCTCAACATCAACGGCACCTCTTAACTTGCTTCCCATTTGTTGAGAAAGCATAGTAACATTTGAAGAGTATTGTTCTACAAATGCTGTAGTTATTTGAGTTGACATAGTTATGTCTCCTTCTTTGTTGATTGTTAATGTTAAAAATTAACGGAAGATTATCCTTTAGGGGTCTTACCTTGATTTAACAACTCTCGTTGCTTTGTCTTACCAAAGTGTCAGATAGGTCTTACGATTATCTATCATTCAGAAATACTTAACTGTTTGTCTTCAGTTTCAGTAAATCTTGAACTTCTTGAACAGCTGCATCATGGTTAGGGTGTTGTTTATTCCAATACGCCGAACCTTCTTGCTGTAATTCTCTTATTTGCTTATCAATTTCTTTAGGAGTTAAATATTGTGGACCAGTTGATGTAACCAACTTGTCTTCTCCTAAATCAGACGCAATATTTGCAAATGCTTTGACAAAATCTGGGTGGTCGCCAACTTTTGTGCCATCAGATAATGTCATGTGTGCAAAGTCTGGGTTTAAATATTTTTGTACAACACCTGTAACTGATTTAACTTTGTTATCGTATGCTGCACCCCACTCTTGCTTTAACGATGTTTCTGCGTTCATTCTGCCTTGCTCGGCTTTTGTATCTAAATCACGCATATAACTTCGTGTCATATCATCATAAAAATTCATTATACCTTCAGCTTGTTTAGGTAATAATCCATATTTATGTGCTGCTTTTTTAAATCCTTCTAAAGCATTTGTATCTACTGAACTATCCTCTTGTGTTTGTATTTGATAATCTTCTGGTTTAGATGGTCTTCCAAGTTTTGAGTAAACATCGTTCCAATCTTCATCGGTTGCGTGTTTATTTGGAATACTAATTTTGTCAGAACCTACAAGTTTTTGTGCATGTATGTATGACTTTGCTAAACCTGGAATATCTTGAATACTCTCTAAGGCTTTTTCGTTTTTTAGATCGTCTGGTAAACTGTCTTTCCAATTTACCTCTTGTGTTTCTGTAGCTGGCTGTTCAGACGCAACAGTTTGTTGTTCCTGCTCCGCTACCTGGTTTTCACTACTCATCGTTTTGTCCTCCTGGGTTTTTGTTGAGTGTTGATTTAATAAAAAGAACTACTGAACGTTGTCCTTCTCTAAACGCTGTTTCGTTACTATCATTTGAAAATGATGTGTTGTGAACGTTACAACGTTTTTCTAAATCTGATAAAATATCTTTACCGTCATCAGACTTAAAAACCCTTTGATACGCTTGTATAATTTCTTGTACTTGTTTTTTATTCATTTAAAACTTTTGCTAAAGGAGCTGCTTTATTAGCAATCTCTGCTTCTTGCATATCTTGCTGCATTTGAGCTTGTTGTTCTTGTTGTGCTTCTCTTTGTTGTCTTATTTGTGCAACTTGTCCCTTAGATTTTAAAATTTTTGCAGGAATTCCTAAAACATCTTTGATATATGACATTAAATTATCTGTATCTAAATAATCAAATACAGGAGCAACGTTTTGTAGAGAACCCATCAATTCAATTCCTCGCATCAATGATTGTACTTCACCAGTTTTTTGTGCTTTTGCTAATGGTGATACATATTCAATTTCGATATTTTGATTTCCTAAAAACTCTGGAGCTGGTTTAAATTTATTGTTTCTAATTAAAATACTAAAACATCTTGTAATTAATGGTTGTAATAATTCAGATTGCAACCTTCCTAATACTGGACCAAGAATTCTCATCTTCTCTTCGTTTCTTTGCAAAACCTCGGTTGCTGTCATTTGTGTTCCCTGAGTTGATAACAATTGATCTACAAAAAAGTTTTGTCTTATTGCGTCTCTTCTTTGTTCTTCCATTTGTATGCCAACAGGATTAGCAGCACCAATTTGTAATGGTTCTATTCTATCTCTAGTTCCTGCTCTATAATAATTTAATCCACCAGGTACCGTTCTTATCGGTAACATAAATCCATCATCAGGTACTAATAACGGTGGGTCGATTTGTTTTTGTGCAGCTTTGATAGAAGTTTTTGACATTAAGTTTAACATCTTAACGTCCGGCAAAGCGTTCATTGCTGGTGAACGACCATAAATTTCATTTGATGATTTTAAATATCTTGGTACGGCAAACGGAAATTCTGCAAAACCATTTTCTGATAAAACACTACCACTATCTTCATGTACATATACAGAATGAAATTTTTTATTCGTATATAAATCTGAGGGGTGTACACAATGAATTATATTAACATCATCGTTAGGAGCTTTTTCTATTTTTTTTAAGAGTTCAGCATTTAATTCTGCTTTAGGGAAAGCACTCATTAAATTGCCTGCTTTCATTTTAAATTTACGCGTTAAATTATTTACAAAACCTTTTTCATCTTCGCTAATATATATTTCTGATATATGAATATTTTTAAATCTTAATTCGTTCTCATCGTCTTCAGCAATAAATAATGCTGCAGTACCAAATGCGATTAGATCATGGTACAATTCAAATATTTCTTGTTGAAAGTTTGATCTGTTAAAAGCTTGATTTAAAACATTTGTGCAATCTTCTAACCATTCAATTGCTTCATCTTCTTGGTTTAGTTCTTCGTTTTTATATTTTAAAGAAAACCATGGTGATACTGTATTGGTTAACATACCGTGTAATGATGCAGCCAATAATTCTAATGCGTGAGTTGCAGTACCATCAAAAATTAATTCGTGTCTCTTATCACCTTTACTTCTTGATTTAGTAATATCTGCTTTTCTTGGAAGCATATAATCAGCAACATCTTGCCAATGGCTCTCCCAATTTTTTCTTTCTACTTTCAAAGAACTATATTTTTCTAATACAAATTTTCCTGTAGGTGTTATCATCTATCCTCCCAATAATGTCTTTCTTTGTATATCTCCTCCACCTAAAGAAGTATTTTTTGTTAATATAGTTGCTCTTCTACCTTTTTTCTTAACATCTAAACCATAATCAGGTGTAGCATCAGCTTGCTGTGATTGTGTTACTTCAACTGCAGTAGGTTGAACTGGCTGCGGTTTTGGTGGTGATGGTCTTCTTACAAATCCTCCCATAATATTATGCTCCTAATAATGTTTTTTTATCTGTAGTCGCATCATCTTCAACACCCTGGTAACTTGTAAGTATTGTTGATCTTCGACCTTTTCTTTTTCTATCTAATGTTTCTTGTTTTTCTTTTGCTGCTTTCTTTCTTTCCTCGTCCTCGAAACTTGGCGGCGGAGCCGCAGGAGGTGGAGGGGGTGGTAAAGAAGGCATTTTCGGTGATAAAAAGCTCATTCGTTTCTCCTATATAATTTTATATTCCGATATTGCGTTCGGAAATTTTTTGTTAATGTTGTCTTGGTTTGGCAACTCGTCTATTGCAATTGCCATATAACGAAAACTATCACACGCGTGGCTTGACCAATCGTGAACAGGTTTGTTGGCAAACATTCTTGCCTTGTCGTTATATTTTCTATGATAGTGTCTCAATGCGTCTATTAACTTTTTGCAATTGTCTCCGTCAATATAACATCGTGGTAAAATCATTTTAGCTGCGTGTATGCCGTCTTCTAATGGCAACTTAGGTAAAATTCTAAAATTAATACCTAATTGATATGCAACCTCTCTTCTTGTTTTACCTAAACTAAATTCTGTTACATCAATATCGTGTGGTGCATAATGATGTTCGTAAACATAATCTTTCTGTTTAATCATATTTACATAATGCGGTAAACCCTCTCGATTATTTTCGTAATAATCTATAATCCTTACGGTGTTACCTAACTGCTGATAAAATATTATAGATGTTGCGTCTCCAACCCCAATGTCCCAAACTGTATTGACAGATAACGCAGGGTCATAATCTATTAAAGTTATTTTACCTTGGTCTTCTAATTTTTGTATTATGTGTCCATAGATTGAGCCTTCTATATTAGCAATCCAATCACACTCAAATTCTTGTCGATACTTGCTCTCACCCATTTGTTTGAAAGCTGCATCTAATTCTTCTTGATCTATAATTTTTGTTTTAGATACTGGCGCGGTATAAGTTAGCCAATCACTCTCTTTAACAGCATGAGTATAAATATCGTAAAAAAAATTATTAGTTCCAGCTGGCGTGCCTATGAAGTAACAGAACCCCTTGCGATCACTTAAAGCTGGTCTCAAAATTTCATTCCAAACTTTAGGGTCCACCTGAGCTGTCTCGTCTATGCACACCCCATCAAGGAATATACCCCTTATACTTTCTGAATTTTCACTTGAAAGTAATGTAACACGAGAACCATTTGGTAAGTCGCATCTTAATTCTGTTTCGTTATACTTAACACCAGGTATTTTTCTGGTAAATTGTTTTATATAGTCCCAACTTATACTTTTAGCTTGCCTAAATGTCGGTGCTAGATACGCATATCTAGGGTTTGGCAAAGGGTTTGTAAGAGCTGCTTTAATCAGATGATTAAGTATGCAGACTGTTTTCCCGAAGCGCCTGTGACATGAAATCACCGCAAATCTATGTTGGTCTAGCAAGTCGTGTAATTCTTGTTGATACGACCTAGGCGTATAATCTATTTCTATGTGCATTAATGAATTGTTGGTGATGCTCTAAATAAATCTTGTGATGGCTCATAATCCATACCTGATCGACACAACATGTATTGTGCAAATTCTTCTGCAACATTTAAATCGTCAAATCCAATAATAGTTATAATTAAACTCTTTGAACCTTTATCTACAAAGGCAATTGTTTCTAACGGTTTTGTAATATTCGGTTTTTTCTTTTTCATTGTTAATCTCATTGTGTCTGTGTCTGTGTGGGTGGTAGTCCCAATATATATATATATCTACACGCGCGACCACGCCCAGGGGTATAGTCCCTCTTTATTTACGCAAAAAACGCTAGCTGTCATGTAACAGATCAGGCGCAGCGGTTACCATAGCCGATGACAATTGTTATTCTATCTACTTAATAGTTTAAATTGTGTGTTGGTTGTGTGTTCTCTGTCAATCGAACTCCATAACACACGCGCGGAACTGCGTCCCTGCGTATAAAAATACCAACCCTTATGACTTCTTATGTCTTGCAGCAAACTTCGCTGCTGCTTCTTTAGAACCGAACCCCCATTTTTTAAGAGCAAGTTTTAATCTTGTTGGTCTTCCTTTCTTATCTTTTAACGGTCCCTTAACTTTACTGAAGCGCGCTGCAAAGCTGACCCTCCGAGGGTTTGTTCCTTTACTTACTGGAGCCTTGACCCCAAACTTTTTACGTCCTGCAGCATTTAATCCGCCTTTTGGATTTTGGAACCTTTTAGCGACCATTTACTTTTTTTTCTTTTTTGGAAAGCCTGCCTGCATATTTTTATATGCTTTTCTACTTATAGAACTCTTTGATTTAGGACGAGACGTGCCAGCCTTTTTTCTTTTATTAATATTATAATAAAGACCCTTACGCGCCATCTTTCCTGACTTTGTTCTGTGATAGCCTTTTTTCATTGTTTTACCTCTTTCTTTTTTTTTATTTTTTTATTTTTTATGAGTTGACTTATTGTAATATGTATATTACCAATCTGGTAACATATAAATTTAACAAAAGGAGAAAAATATATGTCTAACTTACAAGTAAAAAGATTTATTCCTAAAGAGTTTAAACCTTTAGAAATAAACTCAACAATTGATTTAGATTTTTACTGGAACAGTAACGATTTAAAACCAATTGCAATATGTTTTACAAAAAAATCTTTTCGTCATTCATGGTACTATAGATTTAAAAATGTAGAACACATGAACAACCACATCAAAAAAACTATTGATGGAAGATTAGAACAAAAAAAAGCAGTTCAAGAACGAAGGAAAAAAAGATACGCACCGCATACTTTACAAGTTGGAGACTATCTTTACTGTTCCTGGGGTTATGACCAAACTAATATTGATTTTTTCATAGTAACTAAACTAATAGGAAAAAATAAAATATTAATAAAAGGTTGTTCTAACCAAATAACCAATAGCACCGAATATTCTGATTTTGTGCGACCTGGTAAAGATACAGGTAACAGATGGACAACAGACAACCAAGGAAACCAGGTTGAATTATTAAAAACCGTTGACGGTTCAAATAATTCTATTTCTCTTTCTTCTTTCGCTTTTGCTCGTAAATGGGACGGAGAACCAAAATCTCAGACTAACTCCCTATACGGTCATTAAACTATTTACCCTGGGAGGCTTTTGCCTCCTGGGGTCTTCCCCAACTAATTGATAAATTTGTATCTTGTTTAATTTCTTGTTTGCTTTTATCTCCGAAAATTCCTGCAGCTAATTTTGACGCTAGCCACCGAGCATGGTGTGCCTTTTCTCTATATTGCTGAAAATATTTAGGGTCCTGCGGTTCGTTTAGTTCATCATGTATTTTATCTAAAATAGTAAATGTTCCAACTTCACGCGCTTTCATAATTTTTTTGTGCAATAAATCGTCCGCTCGCATCGAACGGTAAACCACCGATAATGACGGATAAGTTTTGTCAGAACAAATACTTGTTAACGTGTTACCGTTTTCAAGTTTTTCTATAATATTTTCCAGTTTTTCTAATGACATCTTTTAATTCTTCTTCAGTTTTATTTTTATATTGTGGTAAATTTCGTAAACTCTTCATCATGCCTTCGATTGTTACTGGTCCTTCGCTTTCGCCAGCGTGGAACCTACAACGATAATGACCTGATTTTTTTAATTTTCCTTTTGCCTGGCAACGCTTGGTAAACTTGCTGCCTCTTGTCAAACTCTCACATTGTTTAAGAAGTTTATTTCGTCCAGGCACTTTTTAAACGAGTATAGTTTTTTTGTTATTAAATTTTGTCAACTTTGGCAAGCAGTTTCGTATCTTGTTTTAGTTTCTTTTCAATCTTGATTAACGCATCAAAATACATGTTTTTAACTTTCTTCCGGTCGTAGCCAAGCAATCGACCTATTTGAGTATATTTAAAATTATTAGCTTTTGACCAAATGATTTGTCTTTCAAGGGTAGATACTAACAACATCAAATCTATTGCTAGATCATAACAAGTTATCATCTTTGAGTTAGCTTGTATTTTCATGGGTCTTTTATCGTAAAATCCATGCTCCATACGATGATGAATTATATCTAATATAGAATACATCGCGCCAGCATGAGGCTTCTTTAACCCTGGTAAATGTCTTTCGGTCCTTGCAGCTGTCTCAAACAAATCAACTAGCTTTAATAATAAATCTGTCAAATTTTAAAGTTTTTTTTTTGCTGACAACTTTTTCAATTTTATCGTTAAGTTTGTTCCTGGTGTACAATTCACCGTCCGAGCCGCGGTATTCGTCTTTTAACCCCTCGGAGCCAAAATACTTTAATGTTATTCCGTTAAACATTATTTTATCAATAGGTTTAGCAACCCCCCCTGCTTTGAAACTACTAAAATATGATTTATTATTTTTAAAATTGCTATTGGTTCTATTATATATGGTTCTATTAATACCTACCATATTTGGCACATCAGACACGACACCCATGACACCTCTGAAATTATTGAGTAATTGCTGTTGTTTTATAAGGATATATTCATTTGTAGATTGTTTTCTTTTAATCTGTAAAAAATTTAAAGTTTTAAGTCTGGCAAGGGAACGTTGCACAGTTCTTTTGCTAACATTAAGACGTTTAGCAATTGTGGCAATTCTTGGATAACAAGCAGCGGTCTTTCTATTGTAAAAAGTAATAAGACAGAAATAAACCATCTTATCCGTAACAGAAAGTTTAGAATGTTTTAAAACTACTTCATCACCGATAAAAAACGCCATTTAACCCTTACAAAATTGTTTATGTTTACTTTGTAACCCACGCAGCATGTTTATAAATTCTTCTGGTCGCATAAAATATTGTTCTGATCTTTCTGGTGTAAGTATTTGCACCCTAAAAACTTCAATCTCGTCCATTTTTTCGCCAGGTTTGTAAAAAACTAAAAAAGATGGCTTGGCGCATTTTCTTGCAATCCACTCTGTAGTTGTGGTAGCTTTGAAAGTTTGTCCCTTGTCAAATGCAGTTTCAAAAAACGCCAAAGGCTCTTTGCACCTTGGACAAGTCTCCACAAAATCTAAATCAATTCCGCTTACACCATCGTGTTTACGATGAAACTCGCTAAAATGATCGCCAAAACCGAAGTAATTATAACGAGCCAATTATATTTCTCCATTTTTACGCAACTGATTTAATGGGTCTTTCATGTTACTTATCTGCATATTCGCTTCAGATAACTTAACCTGCAGATTGCCGTTTATTCTTTTTTGAGCCTCGTTTATTTCTTTCTGTGTAGAAACTTCTAAAGTTGTATTATCTATAATCTGCTTTAGTGTGTCAGTTTCTTTATGAAGAACTAAATTTATTTTTTTTAGTTTTTCATATTCAGCTTTATAATCCATTGTTACCCCCTTCCTTTAAAGTATGTAATAAAGTTTTTTTTAAAATTACTGAGTTTGGAATAACGGTTCGATTACCTATTTCGTGTGGGTCCATAAAAGAAAACTCGTTTGAAAAAATAGTTTTGTTCTTGTCTTGGAAAACTATAAAACCAATAGTAAAACAGATCGCAGGCTCCTCTTTAGCTGCCTTATCTGGTGAACACCAATCAGCTGAACCTGTTATGTCCTGCCATTTGCAAAGCCAAATTTTTTTAACTTTGTGTTTCATGTGTACAACTAATGATAGAAGTCGTTAGCTGTTACCTTTCCTTTTGTGATTTGTTTTATTTTTTCCATAAAATTTTTTTCAGGAATTCGCTTTCCTTTACACCAACGCTGTACCGTGCTTTCTGGTGATTTTCCGCTAATACCAAGGTTTTTAGCTAATTGTCTATATGATAATTTTTTTTTATTCTTAAATTCTTCAAGTGTCATGCCAGTTGATTAGCCGATTTGGTAAATCAAGGCAACTAAAAATCATACAACTAAGAATATAATTGATTTTTATTAATACGAGTGTTGACAATATGGGTAAAAAATAATAGTTTACCAAAATGGTAAAAAACATTAGCAAATTTTCAAAAAATATTATAAATCTCCACAAGAGAGATAACAAATCAAGTGATAACAATATTGAAAAATCAGAAGAAGAATTGACTAATACATTTTTAAAAACTTATTTAGAAGATCACAACATACCTCAAGCAGATTTAGCGCGTGCAATAAAAAGAGATAAAGTAACTGTTAATAGGTACGTCAATGGTATTCGAGAAATGTCAACCAAAGAAATAGAAAAGATTGCAAGATTTTTAGAAATAGAACCAGCTGATTTAGCATTTCCTGCAGAGCCAATTACTCCAAATTATATTTTAAAAAGAGGTTTTGCTATTGAAAAAAATTTAAATAAAAAATTAAAAATACACACACCTGGTCGAAGAATTAATCAAAAATATAATGAGATTATATTAATAGATAATGTTTCTATGTATTGTCATGGTGAAATATGGCTGGTAAAAAAAATTAAAGAAA